TGCGGCGTGGCCGTTAAGACGTGGGTGCCCGGGACAAGCCCGGGCATGACTCGGAGTGTTGGTCCAACCAACCAACAAACAAACCAACCATCCATCCATCCAAAACCCCTGGGCGCCCCTGCGGCGCCCTTTTTCCTCGAAAGGACCCCCCATGACTCTCCCCAACATCCGCCCGCTCAACGAGTGGGTGGTCACGGCTAAGACCGCGAGCGTCGGCACCACGCCGGTCGCGGCCTGGTGCGTGGCGCCCGTGCGCGGGCGCGTGGTGCGCACCTATGCGGTGCTCGAAGGCACCATCACGACCGCCAATGCCGCCATTGCGGTCGGCATCAACGGCGGCGCCGACATCGGCGCCGGCGGTTTGAGCATCGCGCCCGGCGCGGCCGGGACCGGCGCCAGCGATGCGCCCGCCAACACCAACGGCAACGCGCAGGTCAACGAGGGCGACTTCATCGCGTTCACGCCCTCCGGCGCCACCGGCGCCAACATCCCGGCGACCTTCCACGCCGTCATCCGGGAGCAGTGACGTGCAGATCTGGAACCCGTCGGCGAGCTTCACCCGGCCCGGCAACACCACCGCCTATGCGTCGGGCCAGCTCGTCGCCAATTCGACCACCGCCGGATCGGTGGTGCCGCTCGCCATCGGGGTCGCCGGCAACTCCATGCCGGGCCAGACTCGCATCACGCGGGTGCGCCTCTTCAAGAACGGCACCGTCGCCACCAATGCGAGCTTCCGGGTGCATCTCTACGGCGCGAGCCCCACTGTCGCCAACGGCGACGGCGGCGCCTGGACCTCCAATCAGGCCGGCAGCTATCTCGGCTCGATCGACGTCGCCGCCATGAAGGCCTTCACGGACGGATGCAGCGACGTGGGCGCCGCCGCCGCCGGCTCGGAATTCCTACTGCGTCTGGCGGCCGGAACCACGCTCTACGCCTTGATCGAGGCCCGCGCCGCCTACGCGCCGGCCGCCAGCGAGGTCTTCACCCTCACGCTCGAGACCGTGGACGACTACTGATGAGCGGCATCGCGGTCGAGCTCACGCTCCGGGACGGCGACCTCACGGTTCGCCACTTCCAGGATTGCGAGGACATCATCGAGCGCAACAAGCTGTTGCGCTCGATCCCGCAGAAGAGCGACTGGGGCCGCCACGTCGCCAGCATCCCCAACAACATTCTCCTCAAATGGATGCTGGAGGAGGGCGTCCCGGTATTCGGCATGCCTGCCCACGAGTGGGACAAGTTCTTGCGGAAGAAGCTGAGTGATCCGGATTGGCGGGAGCTGCGAACGGGGTGAGGGCGTTGCCCCGCACGCAGGCGGTCTCCCTCGCCCCGCTTGCGGGGAGAGGGTCGGGGTGAGGGGGCCTCTCCGCGAGTCTGAGCCTGTGGAGGCGCCTCCTCACCAGGCCGAATTCTGGTTTCCCGCATTGCCGTGTTGCCCTCTCCCCGCAAGCGGGGCGAGGGACGCCGTGCTGCTGCGGTCGCGCATCGATAGGAAATACCCATGCCGCTCCAAACCTACACCGACCTCACCGCTGCCATCGCCAGCTGGCTGCAGCGCTCCGACCTCGCCGCCGTCACCCCGAATTTCGTGCAGCTGTTCGAGGTTTGCGCCAACCGGCGGCTGCGGGTGCGCCAGCAGGAGGCGACGGTGGCGCTCACGCCCGCCGCCGGCGTCGCGGCGCTGCCGTCGGATTATCTGGCCTGGCGGCGGCTGACCTGGACCGGCAATCCGCGCCAGGAGCTCGCCTATGTGGAGCCCGTCCTGGCTGCAGGCGGCCTATCCGGATGCGCCGACCGACATCCCGCGCGTGTTCACCATCGAGGGCGGCAACATCCGCACCATGCCGCTCGATCCGGCCAACACCGCGCTCGAGCTGGTCTACTTCCAAGCGATCCCGCCGCTCGCTGCCAATTCCACCAACTGGCTGATGAGCCAGCATCCCGACCTCTATCTGTTCGGGGCGCTGACCGAGGCGCAGGCCTACACCGTCAACCCCGAGACCGCCGCCTTGTGGAAGGCGCGCCGCGACGAGCTGTTCGACGAGATCGAGAAGCTCAGCAACAAGTCGCGCGGCCCCGGCGCGGTGCGGATGATGGGTCCGACGCCGTAGCGTTTCGCTCAAGAAGCGGGGCACGGCGTTTCACTCCCTCGCCCCGCTTGCGGGGAGAGGGTGGGGTGAGGGGGCCTCTCCACAAGCTCAGATTCGCGGGAAGGCCCCCTCACCCGGCGCTTCGCGCCGACCTCTCCCCGCAAGCGGGGAGAGGTGGAGGATGCCGCGCCGCCACACGCGATGGCCCTGCATTGGGGAGAGGAGTCCCTGCGTCCCGCCTTCGGAATCCTGACCACTAATCCTTGCCTCCTGATCCCTGACTCATCATCCCTGATCCCAGGAACCCCCCCATGCCCTTCCTCCCGTTCCCCGAATGGCGGCCCGATGTCTCCGACTATCGGGGCGCCAGCTCGCTGGTGATCCAGAACGTGCTGCCGCGCGGCGACGGCTATGGGCCGTTTCCGGATTTCAACGCGCTCTCGCAGGCGCTGCCGGCGGCGTGCCGCGGCACCTTCTTCGCCCGCAACGCCGACGGCTCGATCACCACCTTCGCCGGCACCGCGACGCGGCTCTACAAGCTCAACCCCACCACCTTCGGCTGGACCGACGTGAGCCTGGGCGGCCTCGCCTATGCGGCACTGTCGGCCGCCTTCAACTGGCAATTCGTGCAGTTCAACAATCTGGTCATCGCGGTCCAGCAGAACGTCCCGCCGCAGGTGTTCGACCTCACCGGCTCGACCGCCTTCGCCAATCTGGGCGGCGCGCCGCCGCAGGCCTCGTTCGTGGCGGTCATCAACCGCTTCGTGGTGCTCTCGGGCCTGTTGTCGTTTCCCTACCGGGTGCAGTGGTCGGGGCTCAACGCCACCACCACCTGGGACAACGTCACGGCGCAATCGAACTATCAGGATTTGGCCGACGGCGGCCTCACCCGCGGGGTCGCGGGCGGCGATCAGTACGGCATCGTGTTCCAGGATTCCGCCATCCGCAGCATGACCTTCAATCCGGGCTCGCCCACCGTGTTCGACATCCTCAAGGTCTCGAGCAGCGACGGCATGCTGGCGCCCTATTCGGCCGTGAATGCCGGCGGGCAGACCTATTTCTGCTCGACCCAGGGCTTCAAGAGCATCGCGCCCGGCGGCGCCGCGCTCCCGGTCGGCAAGGAGAAATTCGACCGCGCCTTCTTCGCCGACGTCGACCAGGCCAACCCGCAGTTGATCATCGGAGCCGCCGACCCGAAGGCGCCGCGCATCTACTGGGCCTACAAGTCGCTCGCCGGCGCGGCCGGGCTGTTCGACAAGATCATCATCTACGACTGGATGCTGCAGCGCGCCACCCTGGTGCTCATGAGCGGGGAATATCTCGCGACGCTGGCCAAGCCCGGGCTGACGCTGGAGAACCTCGACGCCATCGCGCCCGGCGGTTCGCTCGACGGGCTGCCGTTTGGTCTCGACAGCATCTCGACCGGCGCGCTGGCGCAGCTCTGCGGGGTGAGCGGCGCGCACCAGATCGGCTTTTATGCCGGCAGCAACCTCGCCGCCACCTTGCAAACGGCAGAAGAGGGCGACGGCGCGCGCCGCCTGCGTGTGCAGGGCCTGCGTCCGGTCACCGATGCGGCCGCCGCGCTCGGCGCCGTGGTCTATCGCGAGACCTTGCAGGCCGCGCCTTCGCTCGGCCCCGCGAGCGCCATCGATGCGCTTGGGCTCTGCCCGCAGAACGTCTCCGCCCGCTATGCCCGCGGCCAGCTCGTCATTCCCTACGGCGCCAGCTGGAGCTTCGCCGCCGGTATCGACCCGCAATTCGTGAGCGAGGGTTTGCAATGAGCACTTCAGGAAAAGCATGCCCCCGCGAAAGCGGGGGTGGCATCCGGTTTTCCGTCCGGAAATGCGAGCACTCAAAGTGAGCGCGCCCCAGCTCTCGCCCTCCGAGACGCAGCTGTTTGCGATCGTGAATGCCGTGCGCCAGCTGATGCAGGGCCGCGGCAACGCCGCCGGCAGCGTGACGCTCGCGCCCGCTGCCGCCAGCACCGTCGTGACCGCGCCCAACTGCGCCAGCGGCGCGCAAGTCTTCTTGTTCCCGCGCACCGCCCACGCCGCCGCCGAGCTCGCCGCCGGCGGCTGCTACGTGAGCGCGGTCGGAAGCGGCAGCTTCACCCTCACCCACGCCAACAACGCCCAAACCGATCGGACCTTCTCCTATGTCTGCCTCGGATGACGATGAACACCGCAGCCTCTCTTCACCTCTCCCCGAGCCGAAGTCGGATATATCCGACTTCGGCCACGATTCATGGCGAAGTCGGGCAGGCCCGACTTCGCGCGGGGAGAGGTCGACGCGCGAAGCGCGGCGGGTGAGGGGGCCTCTCCGCGAGTCTGAGTCTGTGGAGAGGCCCCCTCATCCCCACCTTCTCCATAGCCCGTCGCAGACGGGCGTAAACGCCCTGATGGCAAGCGGGGAGAAGGAGCTCGCCGAGTTCGACGCGATTCAGTGCATCTGCATCGATCCAAGCAAAGTGCATCTGGTCTGGCCGCTGGTCTCCCATCTCATCCGCGCCGCCATGCGCAAGGGCCGCGGCCGCGAGTTCGCCGACGTGGAGCGCGCGGTGCTCGACGGCGTGCAACTCCTGTGGGTGGCGGCCGATCGGCGCGCCATCTGGGCCGCCGCCGTCACCCAGCTCACGCGCGCCGAGGGCGAGAAGCTCTGCACCATCGTGGCCTGCGGCGGGCGCGAGCGCGCGCGCTGGCTGCCGCTCAAGGCCGAGCTCGAAAATTTCGCCAAGGCCGAAGGATGCGCGGCCATCCGCATCCATGGACGCCGGGGCTGGGCCCGCGAGCTCCCCGACTACCGGCTCACCCGCATCCTGCTTGAAAAGGAACTGTAGCGTCAGACCAGAGCGGTTTGCGCAAGACTTGCCACATCCGCTCATTCCCGCGGACGCGGGAATCCAGACTTTGCCAAATTGCAAGGACTCTCAATGGGGCAAAGGCTGGGTCCCCGCGTCCGCGGGGACGAGCGGAGGGCGAAATTCGCGCGCTCATTAATTCCTTCACAAGCTCTTTCGCGGGGATGGCACCAGAGATCAAAAACATCAGAAAGGAACCCATCCAATGGGCGGTCAAACCACGACCACGCAAAACACCAACCAGCAATCGCAGACGCAGCCCTGGGCGGCCGCGCAGCCGCAGCTGCTCGGCCTCCTGGGCAATCTCGGCAATCTCGACACCGGCGTTTCGCCGCAGCAAGCGGCCGCCGCCGGCGCGCTGACCGGCGCGGCCGGCAATCTGCCGAGCTTCGCGCCGCAGATCACCGCCACCGCCAACACGCTGTTCGGCGGCGGCCCGAGCTACGGTGGCATCCTGTCGGGCGCCTATAATAATGTGCAGGGCGCGCTCACCCCCTATCTCGATCCGGCGCGGCTCGACCCCATGAGCACGCCCGGCTTCTCCCGCGCGCTCGGCCTCATGGGCAGCAACATCACCAACCAGATCAACGATCAGTTCGCCGCCGCCGGGCGCGATCTTTCGCCCGGCAACACCCAGGCGCTGGCCTACGGCCTGGCGCAGGGCGAGGCCCCGGCCATCGCCAGCCAGTACAACGCCAATGCCAGCAACCAGCTCGCCGCCGCCAACGCGCTCTACGGCGCCGCCAGCGGCACCGCCGGCGGCCTCACCAACCTGAGCCAGACCGCGCTCGGCAACCAGCTGCAGGGCGCCACCCTGGCGGGCCAGATCCCCGGCCTCCTCACCGCGCCCGCGCAGGCGCAGCTTGCCGCCGCCAACGCCGCGCACGGCCTGCCGCTGCAGAACCTCGCCCAATACGCCGGCCTGCTCACCCCGCTCGCCCAGCTCGGCAGCCAAACGCTCGGCATGAGCCAAGGCACCACCACCCAGAGCGTGCCGCTTTCCCAACAGCTGATCGGCGGCGCCATCGGCGGCCTCGGCCTCTTCAGCGGCCTCGGCGGCCTCGGCGGCATCAAGAGTCTGTTCAGCGGCGGCGGCTCCTCAGGCGGCGGCAGCCTGACGTAGCGCCGTAGCACCGAAAGCCCCCTCGAGGTGAGGGCGCGAGCGCGGCTCGCGCGCGTCACCAAGCCTCATGGTGAGGGCGCGGGCGAACGCCCGCGCGTCTCGAACACTCATGGTGAGGGCGCGAGCAGAGCTCGCACGTCTCGAACCATGGCCACATGTACCGTGGCCTTTCACGCCGTCCGGTTTGAACCACCCACCTATCAACAAACGCGGCGAGCTCCCTCTCCCCGCGCGAAGTCGGGTTTACCCGACTTCGCCACCCAAAAAGCCGGAGAGGGTTGGGGTGAGGGGGCTCCGGCCTGGCGTTGGCCCCCCGGCCGCTTCGCTCCAGCGTCCCCTACCGCGCATCAACCAAACAAATCCCTCCAGCAAATGGACCAACAAACCATGAGCGTCTTCGACAATCCCGCCTACTTCAATCCGCAATATTCCGGTCCCGGCGTCCAGCAATCGCCCCTGGGTGGGCCGCCGTCCTGGCTCGCGCCCGCGCAATTCCGCCCGCCGCCGGCAGCAAGCTTTCCGAACCCAGCAGCGCCCGCCCCGCTGGCGATCCCACCCGCCCTGCCGCCGATCTTCTCCCCGCCCGCGCCCGCCGCCGCCGCGCCAGCGCAGCCGGCGAGCCCCTGGGACGGCATCGCCAACGGCATCAACAACCATGCGCTGACCCTGATGGCGCTCGGCGCCGGCATCGCCCAGGGCGGGGCGGGCAAGGGGCTGGCGGACGCCGCCGCGGCACTCCAGGCCGAGCGCAACCAGCAGGCCCAGCACGTGAACCTCCTGCAGACCTACAAGGCGTTGACCGACGGCGGCGTCCCGCCGCAGGAGGCGCAAGCCGCCATCGGTAATCCCGCCCTCATGCGCGCGCTCGTCACGAAATATCTCGGGCCGCGGTCGTCCGGCGGTGCAGCGAGCGCCCCGGTTGCGCCCGCGAGCGCTCCAGCCGTGCCGCAGAATGTCCCGGGCGGCTCCGCCTACAAGGCGAGCCCGCCGCCCGCAAGCGCTGCGATCAGTCCGCGTCCGAATTTCCAAGGCATTGCGACAAACATGATGCCTGCTTCGGCAAGCGCTCCCACCCTGCCGCCCAATGTTGCGGCTGGCGCAGCCTACAGCCTCAGCCGAAACATGTGGCGGGACCACGCCGGAAATCGCTTCGACCCGCAGGGCAAGGCGGTGGCGTGATGCCGATCGATCCCCAAGACGGCGGCCTCGACGACTGGTTCGTGCCGGCCAGCGACGGCTATCCCGACGATTGGTTCGTGCCGGCATCCGCGACGCCGGCCACGGCGCAACCCGCGCCCGGCCCGCAGCCCGGCGCCGCCAATCTCGTGCCAGCCACCCGGGCCTTGCCGCGCCCGGATCCGCTCACGGCCTTCCTGTCGCTCATCCCGGCCTCCAGGTGGGTGACGCCGCCGCCGATCTTCCCCGACGCATTCGGCCGGTATCCGCTGCCGCCGGTCCCGCCGCCCAGCGTGCCGCGGATCGACCCGACGCTCGGCCTGTTCGGGGGGCTCGCGAATCGGTCGGCAGACAGCAGTGCCCCGACCTATGGCCTGTTCGGGACGCTGAAGTATCCGTCGTCAGAAGAGGCGGCGGCATTTCCGTCATTCCAAGAAGCTGAAGCGGCTTCAGGTAACAGTAATCGATACGCGCCACCTTCGCTTTTTTCAGGCCTAGCCAATCTCCCAGGTTCGACTTCACCGACCGAAACGGATGGGTTGGTCGGCGCTGGTAACTACATCGTCGGCAGCGACAGAGCCGGGCAATTGCCGTTCCCGAATCGTATGCCGTTCGGTGCGCAGCCGTTCAACATATCGCCCAGCCTATCGACGCCCCCGTTTGATTCTCAACCGGCGAACACGGATGAATTCCCTCTCCTCAGATCGGCCGGGTTGACCACGGGCAACAACGATCGATCCGTACCACAATCGCCTCTCAAAGATTCGTCCGACCTGTATCAGGCGCCCAAATCAAATGCGCCAGGCGATGTTGAAGACAATTCGGGAGGCAATTCCTCTGAGGCTCCCGCTGCCGATCCGGACGAATCGCATTCGACCACGCGCGTCGTACGCGACTCGACCGGACGCGCACTCGCGATCATTCACGTTCAACCGGCACCGACCGATGCCCCGTCGTCCAAGAGTGATGCGACGCCGGATGCATTGCGCGCCGGTTCGCAACATGCGCAAATCAACAACGCGATAACCGGAAGACCCATAATCGATCGCACCACCGATACGCTCCTTGCGGTTCTACAGGCATCAGTGTTGGCAATGGGGCCGGGATCTGGCGCTCGCTTCGGAACAGCAGTACATGTTGATTTCGCCAACCGGGTCAGGAAGCTCGATCTTCCCGGAATTGGACAAGACGGCGTCGAGCAGGGTTTCCATTTCGATATAAAGGATTTCATTCACTATGGCTTGGATGGAAGCATCAGAACGGATGTCACCTTGAGGGATCCGAAAGATCCGTACCAAAGGCCAATTGCCGTATATGACCTCAAGACCGGGTATGCCGTCTTGACACCGGGAAGGGTCGGAGAAATTCTCAAGCACGTAGATACACCCGGCGTGCTGGTCATCGAGTTGCAATACCGAACCGGCAATGCCATCGATCGAACGAGGAGTGCTCGTCCACGATGACGATTTCGGGAAAAGCCCTGAGGTTCATTCAGAAGTCGGTCGGCGATTTGCGGCCATGCAAGGATATGTTGGTCGTCCCGCCCACCGAGCACATCATTCGATGCTTCGTCTTTGAACGGACCCCTTACAAGGGGCTGTTTTATTTTTGGCGGGTCGTGTTGCCTTTGTATACGCAATGGCCGGTCATCACCCTGCGTTACAGCGAGAGGCTTCTGTCGAAGGAGGGGTACATAGATTTGAACGAGTCGGAATTCGACCGATCCATCCAGAACCTGGTCCGGATCATTTCGCAGACCGAGCTCGAGGATTTGCGAACCATTCGTGGGCCACAAGAGTTCCTGGATCGGTTCGGTGGCGCTTCCGCCAATGAGGGCTACACGCCGGGGATCTCTCTATTTGATGCTGCTCTGACCTACTATCTGATCGGCAATATTCCATTCTGTCTCGAAATCCTTGACGACTTCGCGTCCCAGGATTGGGGACCGGGGAGGGTCGATATTCACCTCTCGGCGCGCGATTTGGCGCGGGAGATGCGGATCGATCCGTCGGCCGCGGAAAGGAAGATCCAAGCCTTGGAAAAGATCAACATCGAGCGATTCGCTTTGGGCCCGACAATGTCCGGTCATAAAACAGGATAAGCCATTCATCTTCGGAGACTCCCGTAACGCAGCGCTGGTGGGATCGACACTTTCGGGGCTTGACACGCCAGTTAAGGCCACAGGGGAGCTCTCGACAAGTTGATCGAGCCAAGTATTGGATGAAATGGGTGTACCGCGATGAATTCCTTGAAAATGGCTGAGCGCGCCCTCAAGGCATTGCACGGATCGTTGCCCGCGTTGCGTCCGGGCAACGGTGTGTTGTTCCTGCCACCGATCAAGCATGTTCTGCGGGGCTTTGCACTGGAACCGAGCTTGGAGATGAAGGGGACGGCTTATGTGTGGCGCGTGGTATTACCGCTGTATCGCCCGCCCACGTATCTCATTTTGAATTATTCCGAGCGCTTGCTCGACGGTGAAAAGGTCAGTGTGCTCGAGCCGGATCTTCCTCAGACCATCGATCGTCTGGTGCGGGTCATTTTGAATGGCGAGCTCGACTACTTGGAAGGCATGCAGACCCCGCAGGATTTCCTGCAGAAAATAGATTGGAACGCCCGGCCGTCGAGCCCGAACTATCGCATCGATTTGGCGTTGACCCACTACATGACCGGAAATGTGCCGTTCTGTCTGGAAATTATGGAACAGGTAGTCTCTGCCAAGCTCAGCGCGCGGTGGGCCGACAACGTCAGATTGGCGCAGGAATTGGTTGAAGAATTGAAGGTGGATAGGTCTGCCCTGGACCGAAGAATCGAGGCTTGGG